CGATCTAAAAATCGCTGTTGTTTAACCCAGGAGCGCAATGCCCAAACAACAGCGATTTTTTTTACTGGCCAGCATGTCCGGTCAAACGGCCGAGGGTAAACCGTTCGACGGTATGGCGGCCGGCACTTTCTACGATATGTGGGGCCGGGAAGCGAGTATTGACCGAGCCGATTTTTCGACCTTCCTGGCCAATACCCGTGCCCTGATCGAATCCACCCGCGGCGAAAGTGGTCAAGTTGTCGGGCTGCCAATCGATTGTTATTCGCACGACCTGAATGGCGGCGCCGGCTGGATCACAGCGGTTGAGTTGAGCGAAGACGGCAGCAAAATCCGGTTTACCCCGCGCTGGACTGATGACGGGATGGAGCTGATTGCCAGCGATAAGGTGCGCTTTTTCTCGCCTTCATTGAATCTGGTGGATAAGGTCATTTTGGGTGGGTCGTTGACCAACTGGCCGGCCACCCGGACACCGACAGAAATCAAGCTTCGCCCGATTGAATTATCGGAAGGGCTGAACGAGCTGGACATCGAAGAGGACGCCGATGCCTTGACCTTGCTCGAATCGGCGTTCGAAAATGTGAAACGACTGTTTTCCGGGCGGCGGCCCGGTTCAGTGGGGAATCCCCCAAAAACCAATCCTAATCAGGAGGAACCTATGACCGACAATCACCAAAGCTTGGAAGCGCTCTTGTCGGCGGATCCCGCACGGGTCGCCGAATTGCAGGCGCTGGTCGAAACTCGCGCGAAGGCGCAAGTGACCGAGTTGCTGGAAGCTGAAAAGCGGAAGGCGCACGTGGCTGAATTCTCTGCCCGCGTGGTTTCTGGCAGTGCGGAGCGCCCGGTCGGGCTGCCCGTTACCCAGGAACGGCTGAGCAAATTCATGTCCAGCTTAAGCACTGAGCAACAGGCCGAGTTCGAAGGTCTGATTGAGGACGTGCTGACGGCCGGCAAACTCACCGAGTTTTCCGAGCTGGGACACTCCAAAGACCTGGGCGGAAAGGGCCGGCAGAAATTGCCCGCACCGATTGCCGCGCAATTGCAGGCCTGGGTGGATGCCAAACAGTCCATCGAGGAGTTTTTCAGGGTCAATGCGGTCGAGTTGGGCAACCAGGCCGATTATGACCTGACCGCTTTCGAAGCCAAAAAGTAGGAGGAACCCATGGCTGATTTAACTGCTGCTGCACCGCTGCGGACACTGGGAGAGGCTGTTCTCGAACAGTTCGCCCTGGATACCTCCGCTGCGCGAACGATCTACAAGGGTCAGCCGCTGATCCTTTCAGCGACGGACACAGTTAACCCGATTGGTTGGGTGGATGCCACCGTTGTGGCTCCGACCGACGTGTTCATTGGCATCGCTGCCGAGGACAAATCAGTTGCGCTTGGCGATGCGGAGACGGTCGAAAAGTCCGGCATCAATGCCTTTGTTGGCCCGACCATTCTGGGCTTCAAGTCGGCTGTTTTTACCGATGCCGATCTTGGCAAAACCGTCTATATGTCCGATTCGGGCACGCTGTCCGTTACCGTGGCTGACAATCCTCAGATTGGCAAGTTGCACCGGGTGCTGGACGGTTATGCCTACGTTGAGCTGATCACCCCGCAGGTTTGCACCGGGGCATAGGAGACTAACATGATTTCTGGAAACGTACCGCAACACTTAGTCGTCGCTGCCCGGTCAGGCTTCCTGACGTCCGTTCGCTCCCAGGCTCCCACCTGGGGCCGCGTGGCGCAGGTCGTCGATATGAACGCCAAATCGATCGATCTGGTTGATCTGGGCGACGCCCCCATGCCGACTGAAAACGTCGGCAAATCCCAGGTGCAGGAAATGATCGAGAAGAGCATGACGGTCAAACCGCGCAACTGGGACACTACTGTGGGTATCTCCCACAACGCGGTGATGGATGATCAGACCGGATCCCTGGACCGCAAGGCCCGCTCCGCTGGCGAGAAATTCACGAAGCACATCCAAAAGATGGTCTTCCAGGCATTGAACGCCGGCGACGTGGCAGGCAACATCGGCTATGACGGGCTGACTTTCTTCCACAATGCCCATATCGACAAGGGTGCGGCCTATCAAACCGGTCAGGATAACCTGTTCGGCAATTTGCTCAGCCTGGACAATTTCGCCACGGTCATGGCTGCGGCCCGTCAATTCCGCACCGATCAGGGTGACTACAGCGATTTCATCTACGATGCGCTGATCGTTCCTCCGGTGCTGGAGACTCTGGCAATCCAGATTTGCAGCAATCCCCAGGCCTACGATACGGCCAATCGCGAGGTCAATCCGTTCTCCGGGCGGATCACCCCGATCGTCACCCCGTATTTCGATGCGACCGCCTGGGTGCTGGCTGCCACGGGCGAAACAGCCAAACCGATTCTGGTCTCCATGCGCGAGCAGCCGAACCTGCAGAGCGCCTGGTTCGACCCGATGGGCGGCGATGGCGGCATGTACTACTTCAAGTTCTACGGCCGCTACAACGTGCATTATGGCGATTGGCGGTTGGCTGCTCTCGGAAACACCTAGGAGGCTTGCATGGGTATAACCAATTTTGATGAGGTCAATGCCTCGATTGTGCGGGCGGCCTTCGAAGGTGGTCTGACTGGCAATGTGTTGGGCGATATCCAGGGCAATGTACTGGCTCCGGTGGCGCTGGCAGCCGGCGATGGCGCAATCGCGATCAAATCCGGCGCAGTGATTATCACCAAGGGCAGCGCTGCGGCTCTGACCCTGGCTGATCCTGTAGCCGGCACGGATGATGGCAAAAAGCTGGATATCTATTCCACCACGGCCTTTGCTCACACGGTGACCATCACCGGTGGGCTGAATGGCGCGGGCGCCGGCGCGGACGTTGGCACTTTCACGGCTGCGGCCGGAAACTGGCTGCGCCTGGTAGCCTACAACGGCAAATGGTACGGTCTTGGGCTGCTAAACGTCAGCTTTGCGTAAACAAATCCTTTAGGGTCTGGGTGGGCAGTTACCTATCCTTACCTCCCACCCGGCCCATTGACTAGAGAAAGGAATATCCATGGAGGCACGCGTTAAATCTACGTGGCCGCTTCGCGCACTTCAAGCCCTGGCTGGCCAGGAATTTATCAAAGATGAATTCCGCCCGGTTATGCCTGGCTTTGAGGCGGAGGCCAAGCGGCATCCCTACCTGGAAGTGCGGGAGACGCTGGCGGATGACGGATCTGCCCCGGATGAGCCGCCCGTTGAAGGCGACACCGTTTCTGCAGAAACGCTGACCATTCCCAAGCCGCGCACTCCCAGACCACATACCACCCTTTCCAAGGGGAAGGGCGGTAAAAAATGAGCCAGGGGCATTTGCTGCATACGGTTGGGCCGATCAACTCAGGCGCAGCGGTTGGCGGCGCCGGCGTGGCTACCGCGAATGCCAACACGCCCGTGCGGGTGATGGGCCGGCTGCGCGGCATATACATCAAATACAACGATGCGCCCCCCGCTGCCACCTGCGACATTACGATTGCCACCGTTGGCGGTAATGGCGCTCCTCCCAGCCAGGCTTTGCTCAGCATTGCCAATGCGGCTACCGATGGGTGGTTTTATCCGGCAGTTCAACTTCATACCACAGCCGGCGCTGCGATTGCCGGCGAGTATGGTCCGCTGCTGGTAGATGACCATGTCAACGTCAAGATCGACCAGGTGAATGCCGGTGACAACATCGATGTTTGGCTGGTGCTGGAATAGGAGGACCTGACCCATGTCTGAAAAAACTGGACAACTGGCACTGCGCGGCGAAATGAAGACGAAAATCATTCGGGCATCGGGGCCTGGTTTGGGCTGGAATTTACGTAACCGGCTGCGCTGGTCGTTTGTATGGGGCTGGCTCACAACCTGGCTGGCAAAGGTATTCAGCCGGTTTTCCGGTATTGTGACGCTGACCAGCGAGCTCAGCATTCGGGCGAAGCTCAACGGGCGCTGGGTGAATTTCGGTGTAGTCAGCCGGCGTGTGGTTACCGACGCTTTTGTGGCCTACGTGGTGGATGACTGGGACAGCGGCGCCAACGTGATCGACAATTTCAATTATCACGGCTGCGGCACTGGCGCAGTAGCGGAAGCTGCTGGAGATATAGCACTGGGGGCGGAATGCACCACGGTACTCAATCCGGATTCCACCCGGGCAACTGGCACCAAGAGCCAACCGGCCGCTAACCAGATGCGCACAATCGGCACGCCTGCATTTGATGGGGCTGCGGCAGTCACTGAACACGGCGTTTTCACCCAGGCAGCCACAGGCGGCGGCACACTGATGGATCGGTCTGTTTTTGCGGTCATTAATGTGGCCAGTGGAGACAGCATCCAATTTACCTATACCCTGACGCTGAACTCGGGCGGGTAATGGCGCATGCCAGCATTCCGGGCGGTCTCCGCAGCGACAGGCACCGACGCAACCGGGGAGGGAGTACTTCCTTCCGGAGTGCAAGCCGGTGATTTAATGCTGGCCTTCGTGGGGCACAGCGCTTCCAGCGCAACTATCACGGGGGAACCGGCCGGCTGGAGCTTGCAGGAAGCAGATCCAAACCCGGCTGATTTTAGTTTGTGGTGCTATGCCAGGGTATACCAAAACGGGGATGCGGCGCCGGTGTTTACCTTCTCGGCGGCCGGATCCTGGACTGTGGATATCGCGGCCATTTCAGGAGTAGCAGCTACACCGGTCAATGCGGATATCGGTGAACAAATCGCTGCGGCCAATGCGATTGCTTTGGGCGATATCACTCCGACCGTGAATGACTGCCTGCTGGTCGGATTTGCCATGGCAGATGCTTCGGGCGGTGCGCGTACCTGGACTCAGTCCGGATCCATGACAGAACGCCTGGATCAAATGAACAATGATTTGCATCGGGCGCTGGCGGATGAATTGCTTTCGGGCGGCGGCGGTGTACCGGTTGGGCGGACATTCACAGTCAGTGGAAACGCTCAGGATTTGGGCGGATTTTTGCTGGCCATTGCACCCCTGGCCGGCACCCAATTTTCTCAGTCTGTT